GGCCCTCTACCGGTCTTTGCCAGGTGTCATCCCCTCACGGGGAATGGGGTAAAAGGACCCCCATTGTCTATCGCAGAAACACGCCTGCGACGTGCGTATAGATCGACGTCCGTTTGTATCCGTCATAACCCCTTGTTGAATGGGGGTCAGTCGGCGACTCGGCACCAGATCTCACGTATGAGGTGTAACCCGGTATGAGCCAATCCCCGTCCCTGCGTACTTGATGACGCTTTGGGACGAGTGTATACGTGTCGAAACATCCACTACTCAACTTCCAACCAGGGAGGACCCAGCGATCCCGCCGATGCTGACGTTTTGTGTACAATGAATAGCTACCGATGAGGTGGCCATCACCGTACCCGTCAGGACCATGCAGTCTCACTGAGGGCCAGGTTGTGTCAAGGGCTAGGGCAGCAAGCTCTCGCTCACCACGCCGTAAGGCCCAATTATGGAGTGTGTAAAGAACTCGGTCAGAGACCTCGTCTTTGATGTAAAAAGGACGGACGTCGTGTCCATTGAGCCAGTCGGCACCGCAAGATTCGCGGAAGCTGCCTGTCCAGAAAGACTTCTGAGGGTTAACCCAGAAACCTGCCCAGTCAAGCACCTCCATAAGAAGCGAAACTGCATTCGTGGGAATAACGATATCATCCCCATATATGCCTAGTTCCTGATCATCCACACCGCTGACGCGCATGCACGCACGGGCTATAGCCCAGAAGATCGAGCTTTCGAGCTCGAACGTGAAGCCGTTACCCATAGAACTGAATTTCTCCAGCTCATGCACGCGATCATCGTAACAGATGTGTCCCGTTCTTAGCTGATGGAGGAATTCCACCCATTCAGAAGGAACCAACTCAGAAACAACTCCGAGGGAAAGTGTATCGCTGGCCGACTTCAGATCTATCGTGGCATGACTGCCAGTAATAGACCCCTGAAGTGCAAGCTTACGATTAACTTCCTGATCCCGAAGATCTATGCCCAGAGACGCTAATCTACCCTTAAGGTAGCTACCGACCCCTAACTGCCAAAGGCCATTTAAGGCTGGTTCGACAACAATGGGTCTGTGAGTCTTAGCGCTCTTTGGAACGAAGACGAGCTTTCCTAGGTCCTGATGAAAGAGAACCGGCATGATGCCAAGTTCGAACTTCTCAGGTGAGGGCAGCGTACTCCTTGATCGGAGTCCGTGGTGCCAAGCCAGGTCTGGGGTTTCCGCGAGGAACTTACCCAGATAGGGAGCCATCTCCGCACTACACGCAAGGTTGGCCGAAAGCTTCGCTGACAACGAAGCCTGCGCCATTCTCGTTCTTGTATTCGCACCAGGACCGAACCTTAGAGATAAGGTATCCAAAGGAGGAACTGCACCCAATAGTCCACGGAGATTTTCACGAGCGTACGCAACAGCGCGACGCACGCCCCACGAGGGGAACACCGTGTTTTCAAGGGAACGATTCGTTTCCTGACACCTAACCTCTGCTGCAACGAAGGCTGCGACGCCCTCGCGCGTGGGATTATAGCCCAAATCAATCCAGCACTGCTTCGAAAAGAGTGCTTTGATCTGTGACGCACCTCTGAAGTCCTCAAGAGTGAGGTCAGTAGGTATGACGGTATCGACTATCTCACGATAGCGACCCGCCTGCGCCAAGTCATTGATCTGGCTAGAGAAATCTCCCTTATTTTTGTAAAGGTCCGATACCGAGAGGAGGAATTGTTTAGAAACCTCCACATTTCTCGGCGTGATCCAATCGACAAGGTCTCTCCCCTCGTAAGAGAAGAGGTGGTCCTGTCGATCTTCTTCAATAAAAGAAGCCGACATCGAGTCGGTCCCAGGGGCAGGAAGCCCCAGTTGAAGAGAAGCACTCATATGGTGCCCTTAGTTCGGGATCACACCCTGCGTATACGCAGCGACGAGCGGCAGCGCGGAATTCTTCCACGCATCGTTCGCCGAGGTATTCGACAGGACGCCGGTAGCAGTGGTGACTGATGCACCCTGCGAGATACCGATCGCCAGCTTCATGCTGTTCGCACGGTCCGCAAGCGTCGAACGACGCGAGCTGACCTGGGTTACATACACCTTCTCGGTGTACGCGACCTTCGCGGCAGCAACGTAGCCAGCGGCGGAACCGGCAGTTCCGAGCTGTTCCATGACCGGCACGGAGAGAATTCCCTGCCGTTTGTAACCTCCGTCCGGAGTCTTCGACTCCGAAAATTCGTAGGTCATCTGGCCCTCGAAAGGAACCGCGGCGACGTTGGCACGCCACAGCGGTCGCGGAGTGTCCGTCACGGGAACGAACGTGTACTCCACACCGGCATCGTCTTTCACGAGCAAATTACCCATTACGGGCATAACATTCTCCAAGTTGAGAAAGGAAGGAAAACACCTCAATTACGCTTGCACAACACGACGACATCAGAGACGAATCCCTGATTCACCGAAAATGCTGTGTGCCAAAGCCACTGCGTTCGAGAAGCGTTGGATTGACAATCCATGCTTGTTAAACCTTGGAAAAGGAACCTTCGGCGGTGAAGCCAAAGGAGTCCGCGTCATGCGGGTCCTCATCCCAGTGTATATCGGCCCCTCCCATGCGATAATCTTCTGACTCGGCGATGAGCCGATGTAAGTAAGACTTTTCCAAACACAGAGGGGCTGTTGCTTCGGCATCCGATCCACGTCCGTAATCATCCACCTTCCCTTAAGGAAAGGTATCTGATTGAGGTTTGACAAGTAACTTCCGAAGGGAAGCCACCAGTCGAATACGAACGAGAACGGTACGAGTTCCCACGCGATAGACAAGGGATCATAAACCCCGAGTTGCCGTGGGAAGGACATTTCTTCGTACAACTGAAATTGTATATACCGGCGAAAACCTCCACCGACCCAAATAACATCGTTGTTACTTGTGCCGGAAGAGTCGATCGAGCCGTAAGGCTGACCGAAGCCGGATCGAAACATCGCAGTACGCGGTCCGTTAGAGATCGCCTCGAAGGCTTTCATAGCCTCAAAGGAGTCACTCAAAAACGGGAGCCAACCATACTGTAACTCGAGAAAGCGCCCAGAGAGAGAAGAACTTTCGAACTTCTTTTTCCGGGAGGAGAAGCCCAGCGCCTTCGCTGCAGCTCTCGGATTGCCTTGTTTAAGGGCAAGTCCGAATCTCCCCAACGCGACAAGGTTATCAGCAACCATGCTGGTTGTCTGATGCAAAGTGCCGAGGTTGACACCGAGGTTAAAGTCGTGGCCTTTGACCTTTTCAAGGATCTTAGCCAAGGCTTTATTCATCAAGCGGGTATCGGGTACCGTCGTATTGAGCGGTATTGTCGAATTACCAATGTATGAGGTGTGAACCCCACCATCAGCCCTATAAAGACGCCACGTTCGCCTATCGCAGGCGAGTTGAGTAGCGTCCACTTGATACTCGTTCCATTTGGGACGAGAACCCCCAGCGTACGTTTCATACTTCCCGTCAGTACCAGACCAGCTCTTTTGTGAAAAGCGGCCTGCCTGCAAATTGGGACCAGGTATAGAACCGTAGCTACCTGTCGTCACGGCGTGGGATATCCAGAGGAAGGGGGAGCGGACCGAGGATCCAGGTCGGCCGGACTTGAAGAAAGGGTTACCGTTATGGTCCCTCCAGCAAGTAAAGCGATAATGACCTTAAGGATCTTGAGTAGACGCTTCCTGTTTACCTTCATAAATACCACCATCGTGACTTTTACCCTCATTTGAGGGCCCAAGGTTGCGAGCCTTGGTTAATGCAACTCGGGATGAGTCCATTAAGATGAAGGGGATATTATCCCCATTTTGAACCCCAGGCACCCGGAAGGGACCTGAAGATCGAGCTCACGCTCAGATAAACCCC